TTAGTGGTTGTTGATGCAGAATACTTCATCGGACTCTTTAATAAATAATAGAATACAGGATTACATTATGCCGCGATCACAAATGACCAAGAACGATATCCTGAATAAAGTTTATAAAATGAAAACAGATTTATATTCTGACGCTCATAAAGATAAGACAGGTCAATGGCATGATGGTGCTCACCATTTTTTGAATCAAGTTTTGGATGCGGTCAATGAATACAGATGCTGAACAGACTGAAAACCCAAGAATATATGAAGCTAGTCTTGACGACTGGGAAGATTTCTGGTACAATGAGGACAAATAAGTAATCACTTCATGATCAAAACATTATTTGCTGCACTTGCTGCAGCTGCGATTGTTATTCCTGCACAAGCAGAACCGATTAGAGAAACTGACTACAATACACCACATGCGATGGGGTGTATGCTGCTAGGTGAATGCACCGATGATGTGGTAAAGGTAACTTCTATGCTTGACATCTCATCCAATTACAATGATATGGAAGACTTTACTAGTGTGACTGGTGAGTTCCATAACATCCTACACTCACTCAATCAAGTTGGCGTGAATGTATTCCTTGCTGATGAGAAGTATTTTCCTGCAGGGCATCGTGGTGTATACCATACTGTCTCCAATAACTTCTTCCTCAATAAGGATCACATGGGTAGTCCTGGAGTCCTGATGATGGTAATGCGTCATGAAGGATGGCATGCAGCACAAGATTGTATGGCAGGAACGATTGACAATAGTCTGATTGCTATCATCAAACCAGAGGATGAAGTTCCTATGATCTGGCGTGTTTTAGCAGAACGTACCTATCCTGATTCTGCTGTACCTTGGGAAGCAGAAGCACAGTGGGCAGGTAGAACAGAGAACATGACTATGGATGCTCTTGCTGCTTGTGCTGGTGGCAAGATGTGGGAAGTCTATGAACCAACACCTTTGACTAGAGAATACCTAGAGAAAGAAGGTTATATCAAATAAATAGTTTTGCCTAACTCTTTACTCATGGACTCAAATCCAAAGAAAGAGGAAGCCAAAAAGGAAAGCAAATTTGAGTGGGCGGATGAGGGTGTATCAACTCTTGTCCGAGTTATTATACTTGGTTGGTCAGCAACAATTCTGACCCTTAATTATGTAACTGTTCCTGGTATTCCTCAAAAAAACATCGATCCAACTTTCATAGCCAGCGTCTTCACGGGGACGCTTGCGACGTTCGGTGTCGTTCCTGCTAAAAAGAAAGACGATTCAAAACAAGAACCTCCAAAGGAAAATAAACATGCAAAAGATTATTAATGGTGTCGCATTATTGTCAGGTCTAGTTTCTCTATCTGTTCTCGGGGGTGGTGCTTATCTTTACGTTCAAAAGGATACATTGATTGAAGGTGCTAGGGAGAAAGCAACTGCTGCTATCACCGAAGCAATCACAGAAGCACTACCAGGAATGGTAGATGCTGCTATGCCAGAGATACCTTCTGTGCCTTCTACCACAGGTGCTGCACTGCCATTCTAATATGGATATCCCAGACATTAGTACAGAGGGTATTAATATTCGTGAACTCGATATCGGTCCAATTAATATATGGACTGCTCCCGAGGTACGAACTCCTAGTGTCCCTCCAATCTACCCAGTCACTAATATGATTGGGGTCCCTATCGTGGACATGCCTGGATGTGTAGAAGCACACGAACAAAACGAAAAAAATAACTTTGATGTCAACGAATTAGATCCGAAAGGTGTCAAAGTATACTGTGATGCAGGTACACCATCATTTAATCCTATGGATTATGATAAAGGTCAGCTGAAGTTTACAAATGAATCTCCTGTACCTGCATACAAAGGATCGAAAACTAATCCACCTTCAGATACAAAAACAGATACACCACCAGCACCAAAGACACCAGTAGCATCAGCAGACATTGAATGTCCTACTCAAGAACAGTTAGATAAAGAACCTGTGGGGTTCCTGTTTGATAGTGGACGCAAAGAAGTATTAGGATACAAGTTGGTAGGAGACCAATGTATCCGAGAGGTAGGTGATGTACCTATCGTTACACAAGTATTAAATGGATTACCCCCAACTGGTGTTGTGGTCACCACTGGGGGTATTGCTGTAGTTGCTACTACATCTGCACTGCTTGCTAAACCATTCGCTGACATTCTTCTGAAGGTAATCAAACCTACAGTGAAGAAAGTTCTGAAAAAGGTTGCTGCTATTCGGGGTAAGAAACCAAAGGTTGAATCTGTAACGGAGCGCCGAGCAGAGCAGCGTCTTCGGAATGAAGCGATTGCAAAGCTTCGGTCTGTTGCGGCGAAGAGTCAGAAGAAGAAGAAATAGAATGTCTATGCTGCTTGACGGTATTAACATTGTTAACTACCACATCAGCACACACTTTATAGTAAGGACTTCTAGGATGAAAAGAAATTCCTTGCTGCATTAAAGTTCCACAATTCTTAAGTCTCGCAATCTCAAAGTCCAATCTTTTATTGGCAGTTATTTGTTGCATCATTGCAATGTTAGAAGCAGCTGCTTCTTTACATAACTCCTGCAGTTTCTTATCGGTAGGTGTACTCCAGGTCATAGAGAAACCTACACCTAGACTGTAGTTATCTTTCTGTCCAGTACGTGTTCTCTTATGGAAGAGGATGTCCCCAGGGTTATCAATTATGCCATCCCCAATATCATTACCATTATCATCGAAGGCACCGAAGTTATCACTGATATCGTATACTGGATCGTTATAATAATCTTCGTATGGTCTGGAAGCAGACGCACTTCCTGTTACATATGGCGTGAAGTTACGAGTGGGACCTTGACATTGAATCCCACCGCCATATGTGTTAGTAATATACGGTCCTTGTAAAACCTGAATAGCTTGGTTCGTAACCGAGCCAGAGCTATTTGCGATTGGGGATGCTGTTGCACTTACACCCCCCACAGTCTCGGCATTTACAGGGGCAGTTACACTTACAGCTAGCGCAGATAGACATAATGCTTTTATTGTGAGAAGATACTTGTTGTGTCGGTTATGCTTGTAACCTCTGTTACTCTTTCTATGATCGTATGATTTTGTAGTCCTGGTCCGTTGTAAGTTTCTGTAAACTGGAACGCTTGTCCTGGTGTTGTCTGTGTGAAGCTTGGTTTTGATCCCACTCCTGTCCATGTTGAATTCACTCCATCTATTGTTACGTTGGTATTAGAAGTACCAGGGGAGAGATTCCCACTAGCACTAACACCTGAACCTGTGGCAGAATATTGATATCCTGTCGAGTAGTCCATGCTATTGATTGTTTCAGTTATCGTCTGCGAGGTTTCTGTATGACTCGTCATACTTCCCTGTGTGAAGTTTGGAACCACGGGGACCGCCAGAGCAGCGGCAGGAATAAGACTTACTCCCACCGCAGACATCGCAATATATATGATTGTCTTTCCAAAATGGGTCATTGCGAATCTCCATCAGTCGATAACAGTGATCTCACTTACGAATTGTCCTGTAGCTGTAGTACCAGCTCCACCAGCCGTCACGGTGAGAATACCTGCACTGGTTACAGTACCTGCTAGTGTGTCTTTTGTGCCAGCAGTGTAAGAAGTTACATTACTGAAGTTAGGTACTAGACCAGTAGTGGGAGCACTTTGAGGCACAGCATCAGCCTGTGTATAAGACTGACTGAAACTAAATGCTGTTCCAGCAGTGTCTTGGGTAGCAGCAATAGTTCCTGGGTTATATACACCAGAGGTGATAGTACCAACAGAAACTGTACCTGCAGTATTACCGTCCGTAGTATCGATATTACTACCTGAAATACTGAACGAGGATCCAATTCTTGTTGCTTGGGATCTGGCAGCGTCAACGGTAAGTTGAACACTTGAAGCATGTTTTGATACAAGTCCGCCTGCATTTGCTGCAGAAGCGGTCATCAGTAGCATTCCAAAAGTCAAAAAGACTTTTTTCATTTGATCTAAATTTTACCACACAGTTATTTAGCTTGACATGTCATGTTATCCGTGATACAATAACCCCAGTTGCTACCCAACTATGGTAGATGATTGGCGCTACAGTGACGACCGCATGGACACTCGCTCTAAAGTCTATGCTGTTCTCCTCAAAAGATTTGGCAGTGAGATCAAACCAGATGGCACTCCTGTACACAGTCAAAAAAGTATTGTGGAATGCTGTCATGACTGGGTATCTCAAGGTAACAACAGGACAGATGGTATAGTGGCATACTACCAGGCATATTATGCACCCAAACGTATTGACGCTACCTAGATAGTATGCTACCATAGGCACTGTCGCAATGAAAAAAATGATCTCACAAGCAATCGCTGTTGCTGGTCTCTCATTTATGATCCCAGCGTCACTTCCTCCAGTAGAAGGACCAGTGTCTATTCCTGTAATACAATACGAACCTACGTGGAAGTGTGAAGACTGCACTCCAGAGGAACAGTATGTATTGGCACAACTTCAGGAAAAAACAAAAATTACTGATAAGAATGCTCTTGCTACACTGATGGGCAACATCAAGCAGGAGAGTAAGTTCATCTCCAACATCTGTGAAGGTGGTGCTCGTGTCTCGTATGAGAACTGCCTGACTGGTGGGTATGGTTTGATCCAGTGGACTTCTCCTCACAGATACAGAGGTCTTGGCAATTTCTGTGCTAAATATGAATGTGATCCGAGCAGTGTATCTGGTCAGACTCGATGGATGATTAACGAACCTATCTTCCAAAGGTATCTTCCAGAGTTTGAAGGACGTGGATATTCTATCTCGCAATACATGGTTCCTGCTTACTACTGGTTAGGGTGGGGCATTAAAGGCAACCGTGAAATCTATGCCTATGACTACGAAGCTAAACTAAAACTAGTATGACATTCCCTGCACCAAAATATCTTAAAGACGATCCTTGGTTCGGACCTGCAACATTAAGCGAGACCCAAGAGATTTTAAAAGCAAGAATTGATCTTTGTGTTGCAGAACAACTCTTGTTGGTAGAAGAAGAGACTGGTATTCCAACTAACATCCACGAAGTCATGTATCAAATTGCCACTAAAACTGGTAAGACTACTACACAACTGGATCCACAAACTTGGATGTCTGGTTCTGGTATCAACTAATTTGCTTGACAGCACCTAGTCACTGTGCTAATATATACAGTGTTCAAGAGGTTGCAAAGTCTGTTGTTCTGGACAGGGGTTCGATTCCCCTCACTTCCATTGATGGGGGTGCCATGGTTTCGACAGGGCAAAAAGGTTGTAATTGTTGACGGGACAAAACCCTAGATGCAAACACATCTGATTCCGCTGCGAATAATATCGTAGCATTCTCCCGCAGCACCGTTGCTGCCTGAATGGGAGATGGGGGATAGGTTATCCTTCTAATCCAATAACTCTTGGGGGTGTGATGCCCCTTCTTTATGGGCAAGTAGCTCAGCTGGATAGAGCCACGCACTTCTAATGCGTTGGTCGGGGGTTCGAGTCCCTCCTTGCCTGCCAGGGCGATTAGCGCAGCGGTAGCGCACCTCCTTTACACGGAGAGGGTCGGGGGTTCGATTCCCTCATCGCCCATAGTATACCTATACTAATGAACAAAGAAAAAGTTAAAGACCAGCTACACGAGTTGCACATAGAGCTGGCATACATCAGAGGTATGTTGGAAAATGTTAGTAATCAAATGCAAGAACTGCGGGAAAGTGTTAGAGAGCCACCCAAGCAAAACCAGATGTTGCGGGTGTCCGAACCTTACGAGCATCCGTGGCACCAGCATATCAGGCAAGGATCTATCTCTGATAGAACTTGTATCGAGTCCCCAGAAACAAAAGAATACTACGAAGCTGTCACCGCAAGACTTGGTTTTTCAGGAGGAACGGCGACAACGCAAGGTCCGACGCATTGACTTTGAAGAACGATAAAATTATTTAACATCAATCATGAAAATTTTTCTAGACACAGCAGACTTCGGTGCTATCATCGAACGTTCTCGCACTGGCATCATTTCTGGCATAACAACAAACCCAACACTAGTACGTAAGCAAGGTGTAGACTACCGAGATCTTATTGCACAGTTGTGTGATGAGTCTTTTGCATTTGAATCTGTATCAGCAGAAGTCAATGGACAGACAGCAGAAGAACTACTAGAAGATGCAGAGAACTACATTGGTCTAGGTGAAGCAGTTACTATCAAGTTGCCTCTCCACATGGAGGGTCTGATTGCATGTAGAGATCTAGCTTCTCGTGGTATCAAGACTAACGTGACCCTGTGTTTCTCTGCTGCTCAAGCAGCTGTAACTGCTTTGTCTGGTGCCACATATATCTCCCCATTCGTGGGACGGTTGAATGATAATAGTGTCAGTGGTGTTGAGTTGATCCGTGCTATCTCTGGTCTGTACTGCTCACAGGGACAGCGTACCAAGATCCTTGCTGCCAGTTTGAGAGATGTCCACCATGTCTCCCGTTGTCTTCTGTATGGTGCTAGTGTAGTCACTCTTCCAGTTGGGGTATTTGATAAGATGTATAAGCACGTCCTTACTGATGTAGGACTGGATATCTTTGAACAAGATTTTAGGGAAATCAATGAAAGAAATTGAAGAAATGCGTGAGATTAGTGAGGAGGAGTTCCAAGCGAACTTCGATGCTTACATGGATCTCATTGAGAGTAAAGGTGAGCACTTCCTAGTCCGTCGCTCGGACGGTAGTGCAGTCATCGCAGCACCGATCACAGAAGAGATGGAACCGTTGCTTGACATTATGCCTACATTGGACTATAATGACGGAGTTGCTGGAGACCCTTCCTTCTGATGAAAATCCTTCTTGAGCGTTTCCCATACCGCTACGTCGAGTGTGGTGTGTTGGAGACTAATGGAATGCCTGACTTTCGTATCCAGAAAGCAGACGAGTACACCAAGCGGTATCGTGACATGTATCTTCTAGATAATCAGATGCAACTTCTGACTGCTATGGAAGACTTTGAATATACCAAGTGGTTGGATCCAGAAAAC